ATTCTTTAGACTTCCATCTTTATTAAAAAAGAAGCTTTTAATTCCTTTACTATTTTTGATGTCATCCCAAGTAGATATATCTTTGATATTTTTACCCATCATCTTAAGAATTGATTTAGCTGATTGAATTTTTAATTCTCCATTACTTGTTTTGTAAGTTGTATTTTCAGTAAACTTTTTAGTCTTTGCAACAATACTAGCCTCTAACTTAGATTGATAATCTAAAAGTTCTTTAAATTTAGGATCCTCATCATACTGATCAGGAATTTCTTCCCCTGTCTTAGGATCTACAGCAGGTTGAGAAGGACCAAACCCCATAATCTCCCGCAATTTCTTAAAGAACCCCGCAACCACACTACCTCCAGACTCATCCTCTCTAAAGTAGCTATTCATAGACGCACAGCCATCATCATCAGCAGCATCACAATCCTGTCTGTTGACTTCCCCAGCCTTTGTATCCCCGTCCTTGTTCATCCTTTTCTGTCCGAAAGGAACTAAGTACATCTGCTGATAAATATCATTCCCATCCTTATCTTTCCCAATAGGCTGGTCCCAATCAGGACCATACAAAGCTTCAAACTGTAGCCTTAAAGCCGCTTTTCTTTCTTTTTTAGGAGCTTCTCTAACTATATCTACTAAGCTTCTCGCTTGGACCTTTGTAATCCCATTAGCTTTCGCTGCTTTTTTCGCTGTCTTCTCATCCTTGAAACCCATATTGTTATCCGCTCGGGCTCCAGTCATAGGTTTGAGCCCTGTGTGGATCATAGTGTCTGCGCCAAATGCATCATCGCCTAACCATTTCTCCATAACTTTAGCTTCCTGCAAAAGAAATGCAGCTAATTTAGATTTACTTTGTGCAATACCTAATTGTTGTTCTGCCTGTTGTTGGTCCCAATACTCGTCAGTACTATACGATTGAGATTCTTCTGCGACCACTAATAGGATAGGGATTTTTTCCACCAGGATAACACGATTTAAGTAATCACTTAATTCCTTTTGAGCCCTTTTTTCTTCTGCTGGATTTCCCTTCGCCTTCCTCAAGTTCCTCAAAAAAAGCATTACTTGAGGAACAGATTCGTAAATCGTACCTTTGATAGCATTCTTTTGGTTATTCGTATAAATAGTATTTAAAACATTTTCTAGTTTCGCACCTTCTTCTGGACAATCTATCTGAATTTTATTAATAGCTGCTTTTTGTAGCGGATTGGGATTCATAACAACCCCCTCCGTTGGAGCCCCCGTGTCCGAAGGCCCAAAGAAAACCACTTTTTGTTTTGACCCTTCGCCATGCAACCCTATCGTTGATGTAAGCCCAGCACATCTATCTTCTCCTGGTTTTTCTTCTCCAAAGAAACTAAGTAAAAATTTGTTTCCTTCTAATGCTTCTTGTTTAAATCCAGCACTTAAAGCACATTTATCGGTAGTCTCTTTATCAACCTTTCCAGTTTTGGGGTTAACACAGATTCCCCTCCCATCTTCAAGCTTGCGCTCGATGCTGTGTAACTGACCTCCTGCTACATAACCAATAGCATCTGCACAAATGGAGGCCCAATTATCAATTAAGGCTGTATCTTCTGTAGAATTAATCCTTTGGCACTCATCTCTCACCATGATAAGCAGATCTCTGTATACATCTCTATCCTCTTGACTCATGAGCTTACGCTCCTCAGGAGGGAGACTCTGATCTGCTGCCCAGTCTTCTTGGGCTGCTGCAACAGCTTCTCTTTCCACCATCCCCTGGTCCATGTACTTATCCCTTAAGGATATTAGAACTGCTCCTCCTACAGTGGTGTCTGCTTTCATATCGAAGTCTTGGAGTGCAGCCATCGCATCCCTAGCTGAAATATCAGAATCCTCGGATTTTGTTTTTCCATCAGGCTCTTCTGTACCTGCTAATTTATTAGCAAACTTTTGGAAATTACCTGCATCATCTTTGCCTCCCACTACAGTTAGAAGTCTTCCCCCCGTCATACCTGTTACAATAACCGCTTGGGTTTTTGAGTTTTTGTAAATCTTAATAGGTTCCCCCTTATCATTTAAGGCTGGTTCACCTGCTACATTCTTTACCTCTAAGGCTCCCTCAAAGCCAGCGGTAGGCTCCATAACAGGGGCATTGTCAATAGCTGTTTGCGCGGCTGTGGCCCCAGCATCCTCCCCCTGTTCCAGTATATAACTAAGCTTATAGGTTCGTTTCTTAAGTTTCTTATAGCTATCTAATAGCTCGGTGAAGTAGTCCATAGTATATAATAGAATAATGAAAAGAGGTCCAGTCTAAAACATATTATTAGACTGGACCTTATTTTCTTAACTACCCCTTGTGATCAAGGATTGGAGTAGTTGTAGGTGTTCATGAAATCATACTTGAATGTCACATCTAAAGTGTGGAAATCATTCGTAGCATAATTAAACTCAGCCGCAGCCCACTTACTAGGCCAAACACCATATAGCTCCACAGTAGAGTGAGGAGTCATCGTGTTATCGAGCATTACAATCTCCACCTTATCCGCTTTAAAGGAGAGACCAGCAGTACCTCCAGGTTGAGCGTTCTTAGTCATCTCGCCCGTAATGGGGTCATAGGTGGACTTGAAGTATCTCCAAAGATCACTAGCTGCTTCCCTAAGATAAAGGTTATCAAAGGTAACAACAAGATCTCCAGGAGTTACTTTGCCAGGGTAGTGAACTTTGTCATTAACTCTGTCCACAACAATAGGCTCAGAAGCCATCTCAATCCCTGTGATTTTTTTAGCAGCAAGAGTTAAATCACTTTGGTTGGTCACATCTGCTGGAAGACCAGCGAAGTGAATTTCAAATTGATATGCTCTTACTGAATCTAGATCTGTAGAGATCGTAGGAAGACCTTGCCCTGGGGTAAAGTTCCTGTCGTATTTACTTTTATAATATGAAGTTGCCATTAATTATTTTCTCCTATAGAGTTCCTAAATCAGCCGACTGATTAGTGAGATTGATTTCAAAGATAAGAATTTCAGCAGTCTTGGTAGGTTTAATAATAACCTTAGTCCAAAGCTCGTTTCTATCAATTCTTACTGGGGTGTTTACTGTCGCATCACAGACCACTCGGAACTGAGTAATTCCTCTGCGTCTACGGATGTCATCCAAGAAGGGGTTGAGAAGACCTTCGATTTGTGCCCAAGTAAATTCATCGTTTGGTTCAAAGACAAATCTTTGAGCAGCGATAAGAATAACCTTCCTCACATAAATCATTAGTCTACGAACATTAATTCTATCAAGAGCCGTAGGACTACGCTGTGTAGTTCTTTGTCCCCAAATGGTAATTCCTTGTTGTGGGAAGTTTACAATGGGGTTGACACAATTACCCCCGCTATACATGGTGTCTCTATCACCTTGGCTCAGTTTGACTTCTACCTCAGTTGGCTTGGTCAAGCGTCCTCTACGGAAGCCAGCAGGAGCAAACCAACTATCAGCGACTGAATCCGTGTAAGCAAATTGTCTTGCGGCAAAGATTGCTGGATCAAACCAGCGATCCTTACCATCAAATACACTAAACACTTTGACCCAAGGCCAGTGAATGGCAGCGTAAGAACTATTAATAGCAGCCGTTCGTGAGCCAGCCGTACTAGAAGACTTACCATTACTCCAATCAATAGCATCTTGCGTAGTACCAACCCCGTAGGGAGGTGCAACTAGAGCCATAAAGTTTTGAGTACTTTCAGCGAGAGTGATTAAATTATTTTGAACAGCTTGGGTAGCAACCCCAGGAACAAGAGCAATACCGATGTTAAGAACATCGTCATCTAACGCTTGCATTCCAGTCTTGGGTTCAACAGCGGTACTTCCAATTAAAGCAACGGACCTAGCATTTTCTGTAGCACCAATGCCATTAACTCCACCTGTCATATTGGTAGCAGTACTTTGGAGTAATTTTAACCATCTAGCACCATCAGTTTGTGTAGTTGAAGTAGTGACCGCAGTACCTGCCCCTGTAGGGTAAGTTACAGGATCTAAGTATTGAGTCGTAGCTATGAATTCTGTAGTGCCCATCAAAGTGGAAAGCTTTCCACCGAAGTTCGTGAGTGCAGCAGCAGTTGCATCTGCATCATTATCTTTCAAGTTACCTTTGATAACTTCAGAGGTAGTATTCGTTTCTCCAGTGTTAATAACATTTTCAATAAATGCCCCTGACCCAACAAGACTACATTTAAAGCTTTCAGCGGTAGTTCCATCTTGATTAACTAGAATACTAAAGTTTTGGCTCCCTAAACCATTAACAGCAATAGCGTTACCACTAGTATCACCATTCGCTCGGGTTCCCCCATTATAACCTGCTCCTGGGTATAAGGATTCAATAGAGTAAGCAACCCCATCGTCTCCAGTATTTGGGAAGGAGGCTCCATAAGCTCTAACAGCCGAAGCACCAAAGGATGTGGTTCCTCCCCCGTCAGGGCTGGAACTCGCTCCATAAAGAGCGTTAGTAGAGTGGGTTGCACTTACAGGCCAAAGAGCGGAGACTCCGTTTGCTTCACTAAAGGTCGTACCTGTGCAAGCAGAAACAGAAATAGAAGCTCCTGACCCAGCGAAGGAACCTACTATAGCACCTGAAGTTCCAAGCCCAGTACTGTAGGAACCACCATCAAATACACCGACACGATCTGAATCTAGTCCACCCCCAAGATATTTTCTTAATGCTTCCGCTTGGTAAGTTGCTGTATCTGCGGGAATAACAAAGTCTCTACCTGCTCCCCCGTTGTCTGCATATTGAGAAGCTCCAGCATTATCATATACCTGAACTCTTAAGACAAGCCCAGTTCCCGCTGTGATTCCGTAACTGTTACTTGAAACAATAACCGAAGGACAAGAACCTAAGCTTAGAGTAGCAGAAGCGTCAGCAGCATCACTAGCAGCAGCCCGTACATAGTACATGCTGTTGGTTTGTTCTAAGATTTCAAGAGAGCCTTCAAGCCCTTGTCCTGCAATATCTTCGCTGGGCTGACCAAAGGTCGTAATGAGACTGTTTTGACTCGTAATAAGGGTAGCTTTATTCGTAGGACCCTTGCTTGCAAAGCCTACAATGCCAACAACCGACGAGTTGATTGAGGGGGTGTAATCAGAAATATCCTTTTCAATGGTGTATACACCAGGACTAACGAAATTTGCCATAATTTATTCTCCTAAGCGTTTGAAATCTTAAAAATTCTTCGTCTATGAAGTGTTCTGAGTTGTTCCGTAATATAAGTATCTGGAACAACGATGCTTTGCCCTGCCTTAAGCCATTTCTCTTTACACCCTTTTTCTGTATTAAAAAACACTGTAAAAGCTTGTAGACTATTATTTTTTACTGTCTTCATAATTTTGTCTCCTTATTATCTACCCCACTAGATCACATTTTTTGAGAACTTTTTTTAGGTAACGGTAATCTCTACAGACTCCACCCAGTTTGCCTCATTAATCTCAGCAACCGTAGAATCAATGTCAGCGAAGACGGCAAACCATGTTGGCTGAAGTAGGTTACTCCATTCTTCGTCTGCCATATGAGTGAACTGTCCTGTATAGGTTTCACCAACTAACAAGCCCTCTACCACTTGAGCATCAATTAAGTCTGCTCCTATAAGATCTGCTCCTTCCCGTGTTAATAAATACGGACCTTGTGGAGTGAGGAGAGTTGGCTCATCATTCAAGCTAGGAGTTTTCCATAACCCAACTGTAAATGGTCCTGCATCTCCTGAGCCTGTATTCTTTATAGTATAAGAAAAGACTACGGGAGTAAGAGTTGACCATAGAGGGGTTGCTGGAGTAGGTGGAAAATCGGCAACAAGAGATGTAGGAGCAACAGAATAAGAAGTAACTACCAAGTCTGCGGCTGGTGTAACTGCATCTTCCTCTCCAGGTGCGCCTAGGAACCCCGTACCCGCAAAAACATTAGGGCTCCCAGGAGGATTAGTCGTTGCCGCACAGTGGGTAGGAGGGAGGGGGCATGGAGGATGAGGCATTATAATATCTCCAGGTAAGGAAACATTATACCCTTCCACAAAAACAGACTGGCTTCCTGGCCCCATTATCAAGCCTATAGCCGTATCAATTCCTACTCTACTAATCCCTAAACTATTTGCAAAAGTCTTAGAACTCCCCGTTTGAGGATCAGCACAAGTGGCTAGGAGAGATTCCGTTTCAATATTGGGCACTATAAAGTCTCCACTTTGAAGCGTTCAATTTTTCCAGTTGAGGTAATAAGAAATTTAGGACTAGGGATGTAAGTTCTTAGTGTTATATGAAGAGTCTTTTTAAGAATTCTATCTGTCTTATCAGCCGCATCAGGGTTCCCCACATCTTCCTCGGTCTCTATAAAAGCTTTAGCAATTGTTGAGTACTTGGTTGGAACCTGCATTTCAGGATTAAACTTTAATCTAACTTGTTCTAGTATTTGATCCATGTTAGCCATATACTTGCTCCAAATATGTAAACTATATTTAATGTTTACAGCCCTAGGAGCAAAGCTTAGAACTCTGATTGCTCTATTCTTTTCCTTATCCCAATACTTCTCATTTACAAGAAGACTTTCATTTTTTTGTCTTTGTTGATCATTATCGGAGACAGTTTGTGCAATTGATAAAATAGGAAGGATGGTATTATTCTCTTCTTTTAATTTAGCAATAGCTCTCTCTGCATTAGCATGAATACATTTTATGTCTATAAGTTTATCTTCCGAATTTATATAACTCACATCATTAAAGGAAGCAATCATGGCTCTTAAAGAATCCTTATACAGATGAGAGATTGTACTCTCTGTAGAGGTCATCTTATACATAAGCTTCCTTATGTCTCCCTCTCTTGTGTCCCATCTCCTGTTCCTACTAGTGTACTCCTCGATAGCAGAAGTTCCTAAGAAAACTCCTGGCTCCGCAGTATATTTAACAGTTGATCCTGATAAATTAACTGATCCTGGATTAATAGCCATCCATACCTCCCCCATAACCACCAACCTCATCACTAACTTTGGTAAGAGGAGTGTCCTGAACCTCTGAAGAATCACGAAGGAGTTTAGCAGAGCATACTAAATGGTAAACACCATAAGACTCAAAGCTATCCTCAACAACTTCGAAGATTTCATAGCGTTGGTTTTGAAAGTAAGGCTTAATTACATCGCCAGGAATAACGGATCGTCCTAGTTTTCTTTCAATATAGCTCTTGTTAAAAGTAAAGAGTTGGTCATTCGTTAATTCAATACCAAACTGAGTAAGCTCCTCGCTCATTGAAGTTGGTTCATAGAAACCATGTACTGTAAACGATTGCTTTGATACAGGCTTCTCTCGGGACTCCATATACACTTCATCAAAATCTTCACTTTGATAATACTTATAGAAATAAAACTTAGATCCTGCGAGACGAATCATCTCATCGTCTACTAAATTGAAAAGATTGATGTCAGCGTTGTTCTGATCAAATAGACTAAGAGGGCTGTCCTCACCATCAAGGTCAGGAAGCTCTGGTAATCTAGTCGTTACTTTCCAATTTTTATTAGACATTTATCTTTATTACGGAGACTTATGACCTTCCCACCTGCTCGTTGCGCCTTTAATATCTTTCTTAAACGCTCTTTGTTGTTTTCCAACAACTCGTTCAGTTTTCTTTTTTCCTCCTGGCCCTTGTTGCATTCCTTTAATAAGGCTTTTTCCAAATTTGTATCTAGCTGTTGCATGTTCTTCGGAAGTTTTCCCTTTTACAGCCTGTCTAGCAGACATTGGAGTATGCGTTTCACCTGACCGTAAAAGACCATGAGATGCTGCTTGCTTTTTAGTAACCTCAGAACCCTCTAATTCTTTTGCTTCTTTGGCCGAACCTTCTTCTCGTTTTTCTTTTTTTAGGCTACCTTTTCCTTCTTCTCCTCCAGGACCTGAATGTTTAGCAGCAACCTTAGCTTTAACCCCAGCGATCCTACGACTTCTAGACTTCCCACTAGAATGCTTGGATTTAATTCCACCCGAAGTTAAAGCTTTTCCAATTCTCTCTCCAGTTTTTTCAACATCTCCACCACTTTTTTCTCCTTCCACCAATGCTTTAACATAAGCATTGGTGTACTCGCAAGCTTCGGCTGCGATATCCTTCGTCTTCGTCTTCTTCTTCTGTAGTTCCGCTACTCTCTTCTTACCTTTTGGAGTCGAGGGATCAATGACCTCCGCACCCTGCATCTGTTTAGGTGTTGGTCCTTTCCATTTTGGGAGCTTGGCTTTCTTGCCAGTCTTTCTCGCTTCCTCGTCTGCTTTTAGTGTTGCT